TACTACTTTACGATTGTAAACATTTTAAATAAATTGAATGATGAAAACTGATTACGATAAGAAATGTCGAGAGTGTTCAACTGTTTTTGTACCCTATAAAAGCACGGACAAATATTGTTACCTATGTTCCAAAACAAAACTTGCTTTAAAAAACCTCGAAAAGATTAAAAAAGAAAAGGTTAAGAAACAAAAGGAAGATTTACTTACGCTTCAAGACTATTTGAAGTTAACACAGCAAGTGTTCAACAAATATATACGTCAAAGAGATGAGGGATTACCTTGCATAAGTTGTCAAAAACCACCACGTAAAAAAAACGCAGGACATTTCTACTCACAAGGCGGACACTCAAATGTTAGATTTGATGAAATGAATGTACACTTACAATGTGAACACTGCAATAGCTTTTTAAGTGGCAACCTAATTGAGTACGGAAACAATCTAATCGAGCGAATCGGCAAAGACGAATTTGAGTTATTACGCAACCGTGCTTATGAAACTCGCAAATGGACAAAAAACGAACTAAAAAAGTTAATTAATGAATATAAACTAAAAATAAAAGAATATGAAAGTAACACTTGAATTTGAAAACAAAGAAGATGCTATTTCAGCAATGAGAGGAAACGATTGGCATCAGTTAGTTCGTGATTTAGACCATAGTTTAAGAAATCACATTAAGTACTCAGAAAAAGATGAAACAGAACTTCAAATTATAAGAGATAGACTACACGAATTGTTAAGTGATTACAATTTAATTTTAGAATAAATAAAAAAAATATTTAAAAAAGTATTGTGTATTAAAATTAATGTATTATATTTGTCGAAACAAACAAACAAAACGAGAAATTATGAAAGCAATTAAGAATTATAAAATGGTAAGCACTTTAGAAGTTAATCCAATTTTAGAGAATGTTTCAATAAGTGATGTTAAGAAAAAATACGAAGAAATTGTAGGTGTTTATATATGTGAACGATTTGACCGTTGCTTTACTACTGAAAATATAGATAGTTTTACATTACCACTTTCTCCTTACGGTAGTATTCATGTCTATTCAGTATAAAAAAAAATAATTCAACAAACAATTAACAATTAAAACAAACAACGATGAAACATTTATTTAAAGCGATTGCAGACTTCCAACAAGAAGTGCCTGTAATTCACAAAGGAACACAAGGGTACGGTTACTCTTATTCAGATTTACCTGCTATTTTCAAAGTGATTAATCCGTTACTGCAAAAACACGGTTTAGGATTTATTCAATCTATTAACTCACATGATGGGGTAAACTATTTAAACACGGTTATTTTCCATTCAGAGAGTGCTGAAAAGATTGAAAGCAGTACTTTGATTCCAACCGTAGCATTAAAAGGCATGAATGATTACCAGTCTTTTGGTAGTGGGATAACTTACTACAGACGTTATGCGTTAGCAAGTATGCTTGGTTTAGTTACTGACAAAGACACTGACGCTTCGGGAGAGCAAGTAAAACACGAACCAAAAAAGCAACCAATCAACGATGAGCGTTTTGTAAAAGCATTACAAGCAATCAAAGAGGGCAAAGCAAAGAAAGACGATTTATTAAAATTCGAGTTAACACCCGAGCAAAAAGCAATGTTATGAGAACGATTAACAAAGAAACAACTCAAAAATATTTAAACTTTTTACATTCTTTAAAATATAAATTAGATAATGAAAATCATTATCATATAAGAAATATTTTAGATGAACATAAAGTATCAACAAATTGGTTGTCTTTTTTACTTAAAAATAATGTAATTTATAAAGAAACAAGTATTTATCCAAATTTTTATTGTTGGAATAAAAAAATACCAGTCTCAGTAAAATTGATACAAAAATTTAGAGAGTTTAAATATAAACAATATGAAGAATATAAAAAAAGTAAAAATTTTAAATTAAATAATCAAACAAAAATAGTTTTTGATAAGAAAGAAATAAAAAAAACTACTTTACCAAATGTTGACAAAACAAAAATTGAAAAATTCACACACGTAAAAACACAAAAAGAAATAGGTGTAATACGTAAATTTTTAAAATGGTTATGGTAGTACGTTGTTCAAGTTTAGGTAAGTTGATGATTGAGCCTCGTTCAAAAAGCGAGGTTCTAAGTCAAACAGCAAAGAGTTACATCGAAGATTTATTCAATGAATTGGAGTTTGGTTACCGTAAAGAGTTTAGTTCACGATATACTGACAAAGGACTTGAAATGGAGGACGAGGCTATTCAGTTTGCAAGTGAGCAATTCGATTGGGATTTTGTAGTTAAAAACACGGAGCGTTTTACAAATGATTACATTACAGGCGAACCTGACATAAACACGGATTTACTTTTAGCAGACATTAAGTGCAGTTGGTCTTTAGATACGTATCCTATGTTTGAAGCTGATTTAAAAAATAAGGATTACTATTGGCAGTTACAGGGTTATATGTGGCTAACAAGTAAGACTCAAGCTGAATTAGTTTATTGTTTAATGAACACACCACTACAAATAGTTGAGGACGAAGTAAGACGAGCGCATTGGAAAGCAGGATTAATTGACGAAGACATTGATTTAAGACACGAAGTACAAACGAAACACAATTACGACAACATACCAAGTAAACTACGTGTAAAGCGTTACATCATTGAACGTGACGAAAAAGCGATAGAAAAGATAATCGAGAAAGTAGAAATAGCAAGAGAGTATTATAAAATGTTAAAAGGTTTAATATGACACGTGAGGAAAAATGTAAGTTATTAATTAGCAAAGGTTATACATACAATAAAGAAAACGGTAAAATATTTAACGCTTCAGGTCTCGAAATGAAAACTAAGCATAATCATGGATATATATATTTATGCTTCTATAATAACAAAAAACAATTTAGACTACTTGGACATCATTTTGCATGGTTTATTATTAATAACGAAATAGTAAATGAAATAGACCATATAAATGGAATGAAACATGATAATTCAATTTTAAATTTAAGGTCTGTTACAAGAGAAGAAAATTCTTGGAATATGACTAAAGCTAAAGGATATTCTTTTTGTAAAAGAGATAACTTATATTATTCAAGAATAACAGTAAATAAAAACACAATACATTTAGGTAGCTACAAAACAGCTGAAGATGCAAGAAAATCTTATTTAGATGCAAAGAAAAAATATCATGTAATTAATTAACAAATAAATAAATAACAAATGGAGTACAATAACGAAAACGCTGGCGCAATTTTCAAGAACGAAACAGCAACAGGAAACCAACCAACTTACAGAGGGAAAATCAATGTAGATGGTATTGACAAACAAATCGCAATGTGGGTAAAACAAACAAAAGACGGTAAGCCTTTCTTTTCTGTTAAGATTACAGAACCATACCAAGCTGAAACAACTCAAGCACCAAAGCCACAACAAAAAAACGAAGTTGACGATTTACCTTTCTAACATGAAAGCAATAGATGCAATAATAAACATTGAGGAGATAACACGCAAAGCGATGCAAGTTCATTTTGAGAATACGTGTGAAAGTCCGAGAGCGTTTTGCCAACGTAGTAAGTTACAACAAGGACAGCTCAACAAGTTTTTACGACATGAGGGCGGTCTAAACACGGAAACATTACAGCGAATAGGTAAGGCACTTAACAACATAAAATGGAAGCACTCTTAAGGGGGTGCTTTTTTTATTTAAAAATAGTTGTATATTTACAAAAAAAATTATATATGACAATTATTTTACTTGTAGCGTTCGCATGGTGGTTTGTTAAATTTGAGCCTTTACACTTTGCAATTGACTATATCTTTGAGTTCTTTAGACCGACATTTGTTACAAATTGGATACATCATTCACTTTCATGTTATAAATGTGTAGGGTTTTGGTCAGCTTGGATTATTACGGGCAACTTTTTTTATGCTTGTCTCGTTTCTTTAATATCTTACACCTTAGATTTATGCTTACAGAAATTGACATAGAATACATCGAAAGTATCCGCTTGGAAACACAGCACGTTCAAGAGAGTAAAAGTGTCTTAAACAAGCTAAAAACGATAAAAGAACGGATTACAAACGAGAACTTTACAAAATGCTTTTGCTCAGGAGTAGTGAGAAAGCAATATTTAAAAGATTTTTTCAATTGGTATGAAAGCTATTCTCGATAAACTACTCACAGAAAACTACAACGAAGTAAGTCGGTACACGCATTACTTTCTGAGTAGACTAAAATCCAACCTCGACTGCGATACTGTCATTAACAATGCCTACCTTTCGTATATTGAACACGACACCAAAGGAAAAACACCTACGTTAGACCATGAGGTTAAGTATTATTTTAGTCATTTAATCAAATGTGAGTTACTTTGGCAGTCCAAAAGCAAGTTAGAAATAATAACAAGCGTAGAAAATGACTACATAGCTGAAATAGTAGACGACGAAAACACGAACGCAATAATAGTTGAACTAAATATAAACCGTTACAAAGCTATTTTAGACATATACAGAGATAGCTTAACCGATAAAGTAAAGCGAGTGTACTTCGATACGTTCCTAAGGTTGTCAAAACAGAAAGAAAAAGCATACACAATAAGAGAATTAGCAAGTCATTTCGACATTAGCGTAGGCACAGCACACGGAATGATAACAGAAATTAAAAAGGAACTTCGGGAACTTGAACAATTGTTGAAAAATTAACATTTTAAAGAAAAAGAGATGAGCAAAATTAAAGCGGAATACTACGGAAAGGTTATTTCAAAATACGATAGCATATTAGGCGAAGTCAGAATCGAAATTGATAAGGTAAAGCCAAGCCAACACAACTATTTACGTGCTATGGGTTTCGGTCATATCTTTGAAACTACAAAATTTGTAGGGATTGAAGAGGAAAAGCCTAAAAAAACACGAACAAGAAAAGCTAAACCACAACAAGAAGAGGAAGAATGAAATACTTTCTAATTTGCTACGGTAAGAATATGCAGAAAAGAGCATACGAAATAATGACTATGCTAAAAGATAGCGAGACACACTTCGTTATTTACAATTTTCCCGATGACCATAACAGCATATCAATAGACATGATTAGCGAAGACGAATTTCTAACACATTACGCACTGTGAATTTTGATTTAATGGTTGCAACGATAGAAGAGTATATATTCCAACGTAAAGCGACTAAAATACGAATTGATAAACAGGTAGTGTATAACGATGTAAGACAAATACAAATGTTAATATTAGCATACAATCAAATAACCAACAAAAACACGAACAATGGCAAAGCATAAATACATAGAAACACCCGAGAAACTATACGAACTATTCGAAGAGTACAAACAGAACTTAAAACCACGTGAAATACAAAAGGCAACACCCAAAGGAGTAGTCTCAGAGTTTCACAAACCACCTTTGACAATGTCGGGATTTAGAACATTTTGCCATAAGAAAGGAATTACTGTTGTACATTATTTTGCAAATACCGATAATGCTTATATTGAATATCGAACAATCTGTACGCATATAGAGGACGAAATAAGAACAGACCAAATTGAGGGCGGTATGGTAGGACAGTTCAACCCAAGTATTACACAACGCTTAAACGGATTGACTGAGAAAACAGATGTAACAACAAATGGCAAAGACATAAGCAAAATCGAAATTCAGATAGTAACGAATGAAAATCAAATCGACTAAGATATTTCAAAAGAACTGGGAAGCCTTAAACAGCGAGAATCGGTTTGTAGTTAATCAAGGGGGAAGTAGGTCATCAAAAACTTATTCCCTTTGTCAGTTAATTATAGTATGGTGTTTACAGAATCCGAATAAGGTAGTGTCAATTGTTCGTAAGACGTTTCCTGCTTTACGTGCTACCGTTATGAGAGACTTTTTCGAAATCATGAAAGAGCTTGAAATATACGATAAGTCAAGTCATAACATGAGCGAAAACATTTACAAGTTTCCGAATGGTTCGATAGTGGAGTTCTTTAGTGTTGATGACGAGCAAAAGATTAGAGGGCGAAAGCGTGACTTAGGCTGGTGTAATGAAGCGAATGAGTTATGGTTTGAAGATTTCCAACAGTTGAATATGCGTACTGAATCTAAAATGATATTCGACTACAATCCGTCCGATAGTGCGTCATGGTTATACGAACTACCAAAAGACGAAACGACTATAATCAAATCCACGTACAAAGACAATCCGTTTTTGCCTGAATCGATTAAACGACAAATAGAGGACTTAAAAAGAACAGACGAAGCATTATACCAAATCTACGCTTTAGGAGAACGAGCAATAAGCAAACAGAATATTTACAGCAATTGGACATTCATAGACGAAAGACCTTTGCGCTTTCAATCGTTTGTGTATGGTCTTGACTTTGGTTACAACCACCCTACCGCCTTAGTGAAAGTGTGGCACAATGAAAAAGACTTATACATCGAGCCGATTATATACGAGAGTTACTTAACTACTTCGTTACTGATTCAAAAAATGCAGGACTTAGGCATCGACCAAAACACGGATATACTTGCCGATTACTCACGTCCCGAAATAATAGCAGAACTTCAAGTGGCAGGATACAACGTAAACAACGCAAACAAGGAAGTTAAAAAAGGGATTGATGACGTTAAGACATTCGGAATCTTTTGTAAGAACGACCCGAACATGAAACGAGAATATGATAACTATAAATGGAAAAAGGTAGGAGACAATATAATCGATGAACCTGTTAAAATGTTTGACGATGCGATGGACGCTATTAGGTACGCGACACGCTTTGTTAAAGAACAATACTACACAGATAATTCGTATTTTAGTTTCTAATGAACTAAACAAAATTTGAAAACATTATAAGTATGGAAAACACTTTTAAAAATTGGGTGCAAGAAATTGCAAACGTGTTAGGAGAAACGACTACGAATGGCGATTGGTGGCAAACGATAGCGGGACACTTTGGTCTTGTAGCTGAAAACGGAAACTACCAACAAGCGTTGTGTACTTACTTCGATGCAAACGTAGACTTAGGCGAAAGTTTCATTCAGGCTTTAGCTGAGGACTTTGGTGCTACGGGAACTGTGAACGGTTCTTGGATTGAGGCTTTAGCGTCTGAGATTAGCGCAACGATGACATTGATTAACACTTTTAAAACACGAATAGCAACAGATAGCGGAACGGTAGAAGCTGAAAATTGCTTAGTACAAACATTAAATAATTTAGAAATATGAGTTTATTAGATACAGCGTCTTTAGTTGTAACACCAAACGGAACGAAAGCGGGTAAGTTATATTCGGTTGTTCCAAGTTCAGGGGCGGGCGATTTAGACGTAACAAGAGCAACGACAGCAACAAGAGTTAATTCAAGCGGATTAATTCAAAGCGTAGCAAGTAACGTACCACGTTTAGACTACACAAACGGAAGTTGTCCAAGTATATTAGTTGAGCCACAAAGAACTAATTTAGTTTTAAGAAGTCAAGAGTTTAATAGTAGTGATTGGGGAGCAATTGATACAACTATAACAGCAAATACAACTATCTCTCCGAGTGGTGTTCAAGATGCTGAAACAATGACAATAAGCACGAGCGCAAGCCGTATATTTCAAACGCTTACTTTAGGAGCTGGAACTTATACGGCTTCTATTTACGTTAAGTCATTAAGCGGAACTCCAACTATTGAATTTAGAATGGTTGTTGATGGCTCTGATATCACTCAGTCAATACCCACCACTTCAAGCTGGGTTCGTCATGATTTTACGTTTACAGCTTCAGTAGCAGTTAGTTTTTTTGTTATTCGTGGAGTAAGTGGAACGGGTAGTGTTGCTATTTGGGGCGCACAACTCGAAGCAGGTTCTTACGCTACTTCTTACATACCTACTACTTCAGCAAGTGTAACACGTAACGCTGATGTAATTAGTAAGACGGGTATTAGCTCTTTGATAGGACAAACTGAGGGGACGTTTTTTGTAGATGCTTATATTGATGAATTGACAGATTTAAATGCATGGTTTTTAAAAGAAAATGCAACCTTTGATACATTCGTGTTTTTACAGCGTGAGACTTCGGGAATCATTGCGGTAGGTTATTATGGTAGCGGTGCATTACAAGCGAGAATTGAAACGGGTGCAAGTCAACCAATAGGAAGATACAAAATAGCGTTTGGATATAAAAACAATGATTTCGTTTTATATATTAACGGCACTCAAATAGGAACAGATACAAGCGGAACTGTTAGCGGTTTAATGGATTACATTGATTTACATTGGACTCAAACGGGTAAAAACAAACAAAACACGGTTGCCCTTTGGAAAACACGATTAACTAACACACAACTCGCACAACTTACTACGATATGATTTACAAACTAATATACACCGACCACGATACAGCCATTACTGATTTATTAGCTAAAGGCATTTTGATTAACACAACTGATAAAGACGGTAACGAGATTAACACGTACGCACAAAGTACTCACGCAGTAGTTTACATAGGTAAAATAGTAGACACTCCTGCAGTAGTTGAAGATATGGAAGTAATTAAAGAGGCTACTTACTTGAAAGGTTACCACGTTGACGTTATGACTGACTTAGAAATTAAGTTCGATAACGCAATAACACCAAACAACCCGAAACACTTATTCGCATGAATACGATAGCAGTTCCATACAGTTTTAGTCCTGCATTTAACCAATTGCGTTTTATATACGATTCGACTAACAAAAACAAAGACGGATTTAAGTATATATTCACGCTTTACAATGCAACGACAAGCGCAAAGATAGGGGAATTTAAAGTGTTGCCAGACTATCCAAACGGATACGGGAACATTGACCTATCGCGTATTTTACAATCTTACGTTACAAACGATTTCAATCCTTTGTTTCCTAACTTCGGGACTGCTTTAAACACGAACTTTAAATACTTTCTAAAGGTAGGCGAAGAGTATGTAGAGAGCTACGCTTATACAAGCAGTTTAACGTCTGACAGCGGTAACGTAAAGATTACATTTACAAATCCGTTTGTTGTAGGCGACCAAGTTTATATTGACCAAGCAGACGGGGGTGTAGCGAATCCAAACCTACAAGGATATTTTACTGTAATCGGTCAAGGCTCAGGCTATATCATTGTTAATTCAGCTTATTCAGATGTAACGAGTACGTCAATTGATGGGACGGTAAGATACGCAAACAACCAAAAGACGGTTGACACTGACATTATCACACTCGATGACATGGTAGTGTTTAACGGTGCGCAAAGTTTCGCAGACTTTACAACGTATTCAAGCTACAACTATTTGAGTAATCAATATAATTTGGAGTTTTACGATAGAGTAATCGCAGACGGTGGCACATTTGAAGCGTTACAATGTTTGGATTCAGTTCTTACAAGTACGGTTAAGTTCTTAACAAACCAACCTTTGGACGGTTTCTGTATCACACCAACTCAAGACTTGTATTTATCTTTAGCAAATAACTACATTACAAACGGTTCGATTTTATTTGTGAATAGCAACGGGGACGAGTTAGTGTACAACCTAACAAATGACGATGTTACAAGCATGGTTAACGTAGGTGCTTCAGCAAATCCGAGTACAGTAATTTCAGGGACGGCGGGACTAATCAAAGACGATACAGAATGGTACACATTCCAATTTGTCAACAACGACTTAGTAACTGAATACAGTGAGGTTTATAATGTTTGCATAGATAGACGTTGTAAGATTGAAGATTACGAAATTTTGTTCTTGGATAGAATGGGGTCTTTTAGTTCTTTTGCTTTTCAATTACGAGCATACGATAAAGGCAACGTCACACGCGACAGCTATAACCGTGACATTCAAGGAGCAGTTACAGACGGTAAGTGGGGATATGAAACAAGCGATTTTGGAATGACCTACTTAAACACGAAAGTAGATAAGACAATCGAACTCAATACTAACTACATGAGCGAAGCAATGGCTATCTATTTCGAGGAGTTAATTACAAGCCCTCAGACGTACTTAAAAGTAAACGGTCAATACTTTGCTTGTTTAGTACAAGATAATTCATTCGAAGTGTTTAAACAAAAGAATAAGAACCTTATTAAGCAAAAGCTAACTGTTAAATTAGCAAATCAAAACGCAATCAATGGTTAAGATACAAATAGAAAACGGATACCTAAATGTAAAGGACACGTCAAACTTTCCAATTACGTTTAAGGTTTCCGACATTCGAGATGTAAGTACGCGAAAAGGTACGTTTTCAAAAACGATTACTTTAGTAGGGGACGATAATAACAATCAATTGTTAGGTCATTTATACGACATCAACATTCAGACTGGTACGTTTAACATAAACGCCTTAACACGTTGCACGGTATTACAAGACGAAATTCCAATCGTCGAAGATGCTTACTTACAATTGATAGCGGTAAACAAATTACAATCGACAAGCAACTTTGAGCAGGACGTAGAATATAGCGTAATCGTAAAAGATTCGCAAAGTGATTTTTTTACAAAGTTGGGAAGTGCTGAATTGACTGACTTAGACTTTAGCGACTTTAATCACTTACTCACAGCTGATGAGGTTATCAATACCTTTTCAAACACGGACAAATACAAATATATTTTACCATACGCACCGTTAAACACATACCCACTAAAAGAGTTTAAACCTGCTATCTTTGCGAAAGAATACTTCGATAGGATTTTTGCACGTGCTGGGTTTAGTTATTCATGGGCTACAATAGCAAACGAACGTTTTGAAAGGTTGTTAATTCCTTTTAATGGAGATGTTAATAAGACGGATTTCACGCCTTACAATGTGGTGTTTAATAAAACATTTACAGTAAGTAATAATTACATTTCTTATATGTCTCAAACCTCAAATACAAGTATTTCGGGTGTTACTGAGACGCAAGACGCTTATAACTTATTCGACCCAACAACAGGCGTATATAATAGCCCTTTCAATTTAGGCAGTGGCGAAAGTATAAACGTATCGATTCCAATTTCTTATAGTGTTAGTTTTAATAATACTTCAGGAGTAGCTTTGACGTTGTCAGATTTTGGGGCTAATGGAAATGTAACGCACAAATTAAAAATACGAGTTTTCAAAAACAACGTATTAGTTCAAACAGTACAAGCAAACCAAACTACATACACACCGACAACTTCTATACCTACTGGTTTAACTCAAATTATAAGCGTTTCAGTTTTAACAAACATACAACTAACAAATATCTCAGCAACTGACGATATAAAATTTGTATTGTTTTTAGAAAATATAGCTATTGGTTCTTTTGTTAATGGAAGCACAATTTACAATATGGGTTTTAAGTGGGACGTTACAGGATTCGAAGCTACACTCACGCCAAGTTCCAATATCACAGGATACAACTCAACAGTTGATGTCAATTTGTACGTACCTAAAAAGATTCGTCAATCGGATTTCATTAAGTCGATATTCAATATGTACAATTTGTACGTTGACATTGACCCGACAAACCCGAATAACTTAATACTAATCACACGCGATAATTACTACGATAGCGGAGCTGTTAAGGATTGGACTAAGAAACTCGCAAAAGACCGTGAGCAATCAATTACATTCTTACCCGAACTAACAAAAAAGAAACTAACACTTTCATATAAGCAGGATTCGGACGATATTAACAAAACTTACTTTGCTCAGATTAACGAAGTATATGGTCAAGTATCATTTACTTTTGACAACGAATACATCAAAGACGAAGAGCGCAAGGAATTAACATTTAGCCCAACACCAATTTTAAAAACCACTTTTGGAGCTTACGTTCCTGCGTTGAGCGGTGCAAGTCCGAACACTAACATACGTATTTTGTACGATGGAGAGTTGACTACTTCGACTGCAAATTATATCATTGAGAATTACGTAGGTAGCACGGTAACAGATAATCACTATTCATACGCTACTCACTTTGACAATCCGTTAACACCTACATTTGACATCAACTACGCAACGTGTGATTATTATTTTTACAATCCGTTAAGCATTACAGCGAATAACCTTTATAATATTTATTGGAGACGTACAGTAAACCAAATAAACAAGGGTAAAATGTTAACCGCTTATTTTGATTTAAGAGCGAACGACATAGCTAATCTAAAGTTGAATGACAAAATACGTATCAATAACAGTTGGTGGTCAATTAATTCAATCAATGATTACAACGCAAACACGAACCAACTAACGAAAGTTGAACTTTTAACAATTGACGACGAAGTAGACTTACCACCATTCAAGACAAAACCTAAACAACCTTATACTGGAACTACTCAAGTAATAGGCGATGTGATTGACAAGTTCTTTAAAAACAACAACGTGGTAAGCGGTGGCGGTTCTGTAACGGGAGAAATAGGACAAACAGCAAACGATGGCGAAAGTTTTGTAAAGTCAATTACAGCGAATGTCATTAACGGTGTGCCACAACTTAAAAAAGAGGTGTATGTAGCTAAGCTAACACAAAGCGGAACTAATGCGCCTGAGGTTGTGGAGTTGATTAATACTTTTGGGTTTAATATCACACCAAGTTACATTGATAAAGGAGAATACGCTTTGTCAGGTTTTAGCCTTGAGGATTACGGGATTACTGATTCGTTTGAGAATGTAGTTTACAGCATTGAAAACACGAACGGAATTTTAGACAAGGACTGGGTAGAATATTACTGCGAGGGCGATAACCTTTTTATCAATACCTACAAAAGCGGAAGCCACGAAAACAATATCTTACCAAGCGATTACACACGTAGCTTTATAATTACAGTTACGTTGTACATTTAATTTTTACTATACATTATAAGTATGGCACAACAAGCAATAGAAATTCCGATTAAGTTAGGCGGGTTACAGCAACTGAAAAAGGAAATACGAGAAATAAAAGGGGAATTAGCAAGTGCTACCGACCCCGAACAAATGCAACAACTTGCACAAAGAGCGGGGGAATTAAACGATAGACTAAAAGACGCAAACGAGCAAGTAGCAGTATTTTCAACTGGTTCAAAATTTGAAAGTACAAGCAATGCTTTAGGCTTAATGGGTAGTCAAATACGTGACTTAGATTTTGACGGGGCTTCTAATTCAGCTAAATTATTTGCAACTTCTTTAAAGTCAATTAGCCCTCAAGAAATAGGGACGCAAATGAAAGGTTTGATTTCTATTGTTGGAACGATGGCAAAGGCTTTCGTTTCGTTTGGTGCTACACTTTTAACAAATCCAATTTTTTTAATAGGTGCTATCATTGCGGGTATTGTTGCTATTATTGTAGCGTTGATGTCTAAACTTGGTTTATTAAAACCCGTATTAAAAGCAATAGGCGATTTCTTCGGAGCTATTGGCGATGCTATTATGGTAGTAATTCAAAATATAAAAGATTTCTTAGATTGGTTAGGCTTAACTTCATTTGCTGAAGAAGAAGCTGCAGAAAGGTCAATGCAAGCGCAAGAGAAAAAAGCAGATGCTTACAAAGATGCTTCCGATAAAAGAATCACAGCAATTGACCAAGAAATAAGAATGGCTCAACTTGAGGGTAAAAGCACTTACAAGTTAGAACTTGAAAAACAACGCTTAATCAAAGCGACTGCTTATGCTTATGCAAAGGCTTACCAAATGCGAATCCAAAATATGGTTGCTTCAGGAGACTATGACGCTAAAGAGGTCGCAGATTTAAAAGCGAAACTAAAAGAACAACGTACTTTAATGACTACCTCAAACAATGAAATACAGTACATTAAAAAGAAACACGTTGTAGATGCTCAAAAAACTGAGGACGAAGCGCATAAGAAAAGTCTTGAAGCGGGTAAATCAGCAAGAGAAAAAAGAAAACAAGAAGAAAAGGAAGACGCAAAAAATAGATTAGAAGTAGCTCGTTTACTTGAAGACGGTAAAATAGCTATAATGGCAGAGGGCGAAGCTAAAGAAATTGCTACTATAAATTTGAAGTATAAGCGTGCTATTGCAGAAACTTTAGCAAATGAGAAATATTTAGATACTGAAAGAACAGCTATTAAAAAACAACTTGAAGCACAACAAGCTTTAGAACTTGGAAACATCGAAAAAGCTAAGCAAGAAAAGTTAGACGCTTTAACAAAAGAACAACAAGAAAAAGAGATAGAAGCATACAACGAATTTTTAGAGCGTTACAACACACAACAACAAACCATTTCTAATGCTCAGTTGAGTGCTGAAGAACAAGAAGTAAATGCAGTACGTGCTAAATATGCTAAGTTAATCGAAGAGGCTAAGTTGTATGAAAAAGATACAACAGCAATCGAAGAGCAAATCGGAAAAGAGACAGCCGAAATACAAAAGAAATACGCTCTTAAAAAGATAGCAGATGCACAGGCAGAACGTGACGCAAAGATTCAATTTGCAAGTGATATTAACTCGGGACTTTCTCAACTTGGAAACATATTCATAAATGACCAAAAGAAACTCGAGAAATTCCAAAAGGCTACTGCTTTAGTTCAAATCGCAATCGATACTGCAAAGGCTATTAGTTCACTCGTTGCAATGTCTCAAGCAAATCCATTAAATGCAGTAACAGCAGGTGGTGCAGGAATAGCACAATATGCTTCGGGTATCGTTCAAATCTTAACGAACGTAGCTAAGGCTAAAGCATTGTTAAGCAACCCGAGTGCATCGGCTTCGGGTGGTGGTGGCGGTACTTCAGCAAGTGCCTCAAGTGCTTCGGTAGCTACACCGTCAATTAATATGTTTGGACAAGGAAACAACGCGAACAATTTAACAGGTCAATCAATGCAATCAAATCAAACGGTAACAGTTCAGGCGGTTGTAAGTGAGACTGAAATTACAGCGACACAAAATAAAATGAAAATAATTGATTTAGGTTCTACACTATGACAAGCTACATAAAACTATTAAATGCGATTGACGTGTTTTGTCAACAACATTTACAGATTAAGAAAAACGCGGGGGAGTTCAGAGAACAGATGCCAAACTTTAGCACCTTAAATGAAAAGTATCCGCTTGTTTTTTACGTTCCTATTAGTCAAACGATGGGCGAGAATACAAATATCTTTGCTATGGATATTTACTGTGTGGATATTATACAAAAAGACCGCGCTAATATAAACACTATTTTAAGTGATACGAACTTAATTTTAAATGACTTATATTTGTACTTTAGTCAGGGGACAGATTTAAGCATAGACGCTCAAGCACCTACATTAATCCCCGTCAATAATTTTGATTTAGATTACGTAGCGGGGTGGCAAATGAGTATCACGTTTGAAGTTGACCAATACTGTGTTGAGGACATACCATTTGAGATAGGAGATTAAACATGGCAAATTTTAAAGTTCAATACGCTACAAGAAACAAGTTAGCGAGAGCATTACAGCAAGAGATTTTATCGCTTGGGTTGTATGCTGATGGTGCGTTATATGATTCGATTAGAATTTCAGCGATGACTGGGGACGAATTAAACACGATTAACATGACGATTAACGCTATGTTTTACTATTTATTTTTAGATGAGGGAACAGAAAGAGATGGCAAACAAATGATACCGCCTTACTCGATTACAGATAATTGGTTAAGACGTAGCGATGTACAAGCTATTCTTGCTGAAGTAACTCAGGAATATATCGCATGGCAGTTTAAGAAATACCCTCTTTTGGAAATGGCTCGAATACTTAACAACCCGAAAGTTAGCATTCAATTCAATTGGATTGATAGTCCTTATCCGAATTTACCAAAAGCACCACAAACACCGTTCTTTTAAATTCCGTAAGTTTGCTTCATTGAAAGCATATTAAACACTAAGATAATAGGTAGGTCAGTAAGTTGGTCTACCTTTGTCAAATCCCCACCGCTCAAATCAAAGATTAAACGTTCCCAGCTAAACTTAGATAGTTTCTTTTCCTCTTCTTCGGCTTTTATGTCCTCTTGGTCAAGTTCGTTTTCGTCTAATTCGTCACTTTCAACAACAGGATTAAATAGATTTTCGTACACTTTTAAGAAGTTATCCCTAAACTCAACAAAGAAAACCACACCACCAAAGCAATCGTTGATTAGAACGTCTTTAAATTCGTGTTTGCGTTGTTCTAAGTCAAACTGTAAAGGCTCAAAAACACGGTTTCCCCATTCGTCTTGTTTAAAAACTCGGAATAAAATGCTTAAAATCTTGTCAAAGTTTTGCGCTTCGTTTTCAAATAGATGGTTTAAGTCGATAAACTCCCCAAGCGTGTACCATTCTTTGAAGTGAAACCCATTTATTTCTTGTTTGAAGTTCTTTGCAGGTGCTGATTTTACCCAAGCGTACTCTTTAGTCAATGCGCTAAACTCGGATAGGTCTAAATTTTGCAACTCTTCGATGTCGGTATCGGTTAAGATTGAAAGCCTTTCAAGTTCTAAATCAAATGGAGAATCGAAAGGGATTGTTTCCAACCCCCTTAACTCCATGAATGTTTCGACTGTTACGTCATGCCACGCTTTCATCATCAGCTTTTTCTATTTCATTCGTCATTTTCTTAGCAACGTGCCAAATGATAGGTAAAGCAAACGATGCCTTTTGGTCAGCGAACAAAGTAGTTTTGTGTTTGATGTGTGCAGGTTCGTAGTGTTCTTTTTCTGTTAAGTCGGTACGCTTATACAACACTGCAACCATTTCAGCGATGTACGAATTAGGATTTTTAGCGATTAGCTTTTCAATTGCTTTTAAGTCTTTTACAGATACCTTAAACTCTTCCTTATACGCTTCGTAAGTATATCCGTCAATTTCAATAGTGCGTTGAATTTCTAAGTCCTTACTTTCGCTATCGTTAAAAAGACGAACAACCTCTTTGAACTCGTCAAATTCTAAGTCGTTAATGTCGCTTTCGTCCGCACCTAAGTAAGTAAAGATTTGATACCATTTTTCAATTGGTTCGTTTTCACTTCTTAAAATTTCATTGACTTTTGTAAATTGCTTAACGCTCAACTCAGTTGATTTGTTAGGGATTTCATTTTTTCCAATTGTTACCATATACTAATTTTTTAACAAATATACAATTTTTGAACAAATAATTTTATATCTACATAATAAGTATGGATAAATTGCCTACTTACAAAATTACTATTGACCCTGAATATAGCGAGGGCGAGGACTTAGGAATCGAAATGATTGCTTTTACGTCACGTCCTGCGGTTAAAGTTAAAGGAGTAGCGTTCAATTCACACGAACAAATGTACTTCGCTGACGAGGTTAAAATGCGTATCGTTGCACCTGCTATGATTCCTATGGAAATTTACAGAAACGACGAGGGCGAAGAGTACTATGTTTCATTTACAGCCGAAGAGATTGAAAAGATACACGCTAAGTTTATGGCAAACTTATCTAACAAAGATATTTTTAACATCGAACATGATGCGGAAAATAAAGTCCCTGCTTATGTATTGGAAGCGTGGATAGTTCAAGACCCTAAAAACGACAAAGCGAAAGCGTACGGAATTGACGTACCAAAAGGTACTTTGATGTTAACAGCTCAAGTAACTGACGAAGATTACTACAACGAACTTGTAAAGAGTAACCAAGTAGGATTTTCGATTGAAGGTTTCTTAGGTATGAAATTGAACGAACAAAAGACGGAATTAAATAATCAATATAGTATGAAGTTACCAGATGGAGAGCACTTAATCGAAGGTAAAATCTACGTTGTAAAAGGCGGAGAAGTTATCGAGGTATTAGATGCACCAACCGAAGAGGTTGTAATGGAAACTGAAGTAGTCGAAGAAGAAGTAACAGAAGATGTAGAAATGGCAACGGAAGAAGTTGTTGAGGAAGAAGTCGCAACTGAAGAAGTTGAAATGGCAGTCGACCCAACAGCAGACGCTGAAGCTATCCTTGCTATCGTTACACCTTTGTTAGATGAAAAAGTTAACGAATTGTTGCAAGTAATTGCAGAATTAAAAAATTCTTTAGAGGTGGAAGTTGAGCCTATCGAAGAGGAATTAAAAGAAACTAAATTATCAGCTCACGAAAAATTTAACGCGTTTAGAGACGCATTTTCTAAAAAATAACAAAATGGAAAGAAATTTAAAATTTGACTTGGACATCGAAACAAACGCATTATTGTGTCCAAACCCGAACGAGTTTTACGGTCGTTCTTACTTAGCTGAAGATACAGTAGACAACTACCGTACTTTGCCGGGAATTAAAAGTGCTACTAAATTAGCAAACGTTACTTTTGGTAATATCTTACAAGCTTCAACTTGTAACTTTACAGCTCCTACTGATTCATTAGACGCAGTAGACATCGACGTATGTGCATTGTCAGCTATGGCTCAACTTTGTCAATTCGACTTAGAGCAATCTTTCTTAGCTTTGCAAATGGCTCAAGGTTCAAACGGTGATTTTTCAGTAGCTTCTTTCATGAACTTCTACTGGGGAGAAATGGCGAAACAAATTGGCGAAGATGTTGAGTTGTTACGTTGGCAAGGAGACACAGCAAGCGAAGATGATACTTTAGCTTTGTGTGATGGTTACATCAAAAAAATGAAAGCAGATACAGCAATCATTGACGTAGCAAAAGCTACTATCACTTCTTCAAATGTTATTGCTGAAATCGTAAAAGTAATCAATGCTTTACCATCAACAGTTTCTCGTAAAAAAGCGGACTTACGTTTGTACGTTGCTTCTAACGTAGCTAACGCTTTAGAATTGGCTACTGCTTCAGGTAACACTCAAACATACATCACTACTCCATTAGCTTTGACTTTCTTAGGTATCAAAGTAGTAGTTGCTGAGGGTATGCCAAACAACCACATGGTTGCTACTGTTAAGAATAACATGATTTACGCTTTCGATGGCGAAGGAGACGGAAAAGCAATCAAAGCTGTTAACTTAGCTGATACAGTTGCAGAACCTTACTTACGTTCACGTGCAAACTTGAAAGTTGGTTTCTCTTATGTTAATCCAACAGAAATCGTTTTATACTCATAATCCGATTAATATTTTAACCAAAAGGGGAGGGCGTTAAATCTCCCTCCCTTTTTTAATACTTTTAAATATGTCTTGTACAACACTTACAGCAATCACAAAAGGGTGTGATAATAACATCGGAGGGATTACAGCTATCTATATCAATGACATGGATAACGTAGGAATACCAACAATTGACCAAACTGCTTACATGGTTGACGCTCAAACAGTCACAGAACCATACGAAGTATTTGAATTTAGACGTAACACAGGTAATTTTACCGAAGAATCAGCAGTAGACTTTGCTAACGGTTCTTCATTCGTTACAGCTACAATTACTTTAATGTTCCACAGACGTGAGGCTTCAAAATCTAAGGCTATCAAAATCCTTTCAGAGGGACAAAGAGACTTAGCTATCATCGTTAAAGATGCAAACGGTAAATTTTGGTACTTCCCTTATGCTCAACTTTCAGCAACTGCTGAGGGTTCAGGAACAGCAAAAGCAGACGGTTCAAAATATTCTGTTACATTCATCGCAGAAAACGAGAACTTAGCTTACGAAGTTGACCCTACAATCATTGCAGGATTACTTGCATAAAATACCTTGTAAATAAAGAGAGGGGAGTTAATAGCTTCCCTTTTTTTGTGAACTTTTTTTTAAGATTAACATTATAGTTATGATATACATTGAAAAAGATATACTTAACACAATTGTTTTGACGCTTACAGAAAGCTCAACGCTATCTAATCCTTATTATGTATTTGAGTTTGAAAACGATTTTAACACAGCGACAGAACCTATATACTTCTATGCGCCTGACTTGTCGAGTTCTAAACCACGATACAATAAATTCGAATTAGCTGAAGGAGTTGATGTGACTTTTGTAATAGGTCAATACAGTTATAAGGTATATGAAAGTGCAACAGTTCCAAATCTTAGTTTGCCAAACCCAGTTGAGGGATTGCATGAAATTGAAGAGGGTAGAATGGTTGTCGATGGTGTCTTAACTAACTCAATTTACGAATGAAATTTTTAGGTTTTAACATTGGAAAAAGCGAAAGCGTGAGCGTTGAAAGTAACAACTATCAATCGTTTTCAAGTCCATTCATGAAAGTAGGCGAGGGTAATTTGTCACTACCTTACGTTAATGCACGTCAACAGGTTAGCGGATATATCCGTTTTGGAGTAGATAACCTTTACCCACAATTAATTAACCAACTTTACTACACGTCTCCGTTACATGGTGCGATAGTTGACTTTAAAACAAACGCAACAATTGGCGGGGGTTATGAAATTAAGACGGATTCAAGCGTTACAGCAGTTGAAAAGATGGAAGTTTACGCTTTTGAAAAAAAAGTAGACTTAGAATCATTACTCGATAAGATAACAAAAGACGACATTTTACACAACCGCGTTTATTTTAGGCTTGTATTTAACTCAAATAATGATTTAATTCGTGTTAAGCACATAGGAGCTGAGAAAGTTAGAACGTCAAAAGATAAATTAACTTACTTTATTTGTGACGATTGGACAAGTCAAATCGACATTGAGACTATTTACCCTTATGACCGTAAGATTTACCAAAGAGAATGTTTATATGTGTACGAAAAGAACTGTGTAGGGCAAGACGTTTACCCTTTACCGAGTTATACAAGTGCATTTAATTGGGCTTTCTTAGATGGCGAAATGTCATACTTACAAAAGTCTAATATCTTAAACGCTATCTTCCCGTCATTTGCTTTTATGTTCCCTAAAAAGCCACAAAGCGAAGAGGAAAAAGCAGGATTAAGAAAAACAATTGAGAGCGGAAAAGGTGCAAGAAATGGCGGTAAAGTTTTAAGTTTCTTTGCTAACAATGCAGACCAACTACCGAAAATTGAAGCAATACCAACCAACAACAACGACAACTTATTTCAAGTAACAACTGAAAGCATCGATAGTAAGATATGTCAAGCGCATACAATCGACCCTATTTTGATGGGTATTCGTGTAAGCGGTAAACTTGGCTCAGGGTCTGACATCAAACAGTCGTATATCATTTTTGAAAAGAACGTAATCTATCCACAACGTCATAAGATTGAAAAGATAGTAAACGACTTGTTTAAAATCGCTAAGATTAAAGCTACATTCACACTAAACAACTACCAAATTGTTAATGAAACAATCGTTGAATTAGAGGGAACGGGTAAGAAAACGACAGATGCTTTAAACGCAATGTCTCCGTTAGTTGCTACAAAAGTACTTGAGTCAATGACAGAAAATGAGGTACGTGCTTTAGCAAGTTTACCGCCTGTTGATGGTGGCGACAAAACGAAATCACAGATAGCAACTGAAACAATAACAACTACAACTACTGTATAATGAATTACTTTATAACTGAAGCATACTTAAAAAACCAAACACCGATAACAGCAAATGTCGATGTTAAAGACGTTACTCCTTACATTAGAACTCAGTCAGATTTAAGAGTACAGCCTATTTTAGGCACTTACTTTTACAAATATTTGTTAGCTAAGTACAACGCTGAGACATTAACAACAGACGAAGAAACACTTGTCGAATATATTAAGCCAATTGTAGCGTGGCGAAGTGCTGAAGATGCGGTTTTTGGATTGAGTTACCAGCTTAAAAACAAAGGTTTACAAGTTCAGAATGGAGACTATTCTAACTCAGTAACACAAAGCGAGGTGGCTTTTGCTCAAGACCACTATGCACAAAAAGCGTCATTCTATGAGGTTCGTTTGATTAACTATTTACGTGCTTACAAAGATTTGTACCCACAATTTACAAGTCACTTGAATACAGATAGCGACATTAAACCATTAAAAACACAAGAAAACGGATTTAACGATAGTATTTTGTTTATATGAAGTCTTTTATTGCCTCTTATTATACCTACTTTTTACAAGCGTTGTTCGTCTTTTTCGCACCTATTAAAGGCATTATAATACTGGTAGCGTTATCGACTGTTTTAGATACGTGCTTCGGTGTTTGGAAAGCTAAACAATTGCGTCAAGGTGTTACATCGAAAAACTTTAGACATGGATTTATACCTAAGATACTAAGCTACGTTACGGCTACTATGTTAGTGTATGCTTCAGATTATTTTATCGTTAACGAACTTACAAAATCAGTAGTATCAGTTGAGTTTTTATTCACTAAGTTAATCGCACTTGTATTAATATCGATTGAGGTTAAGTCAATGGACGAATCATTTGAAAAAGTCAAAGGATATTCATTCATCAACAAAGCAGTTGATTTAATTATAAAAGCTAAGAACATAAAAAAAGAACTATGACAACAAAAGGAAACTTCCCACACTTAGACGTTGCTAAATTAGTTTTGTTTATTGTAGCTTCTGCGATAGCATGGGGGTTTCTTTTCAGTTGTTCAGCTTCATACCATTTAAAAAAATACGAAAAGAAAGGCGGTAAAATAGAACACGTTACCGACACATTGACTTACTTTCAAAAAGATTCGGTTTTAATCCGAACTAAAGACACTACTTATTTCCAGTACTATTATACCCAAAAAGATACAATAGTAAAACAAAACGTATTTTTATACCCGAAAACACGCTTTATTCAAAGACTTGAAATAAGACGATTTAAAGACAGTTTGAAATTCGAGTTAAGTAAATATACTGATTCATTACGATATGCTTTTAAAACGCATAAAATCAATGTTAAAACGGATTCTAAGGTTAAGATAAAAGAAACACGAAGTAAAAACAATCGTTTTGCGTTCCCTATTATTATAGCTGTCTTACTGATTATAATCGTTTTAGCTTTTCGATTCAAATAAAAAGCGTATCTTTCACGCAAAATAATTAACGTATGGCTAAAATTAGACCACGAATTACAAACGAGGAATTTGAAATTGTACAGCAGTACCGTGCAATTAAAGAAGAATCGAATGAGATGGGAATAGACCACCAAGATGTAAAACACGGTTGGTTAAAATCAAAGAACGCAAGTTTATTTTTTGCAAATCCTGACTACAAAAACAAGAACCACAAAGATTTTGAAATACTTAAACAAGGTATTGTAGAAATTGTAAAGGATTCAGCACCTAAATACCCCGAGTTAAAACGTAATAAATGCGAGGACGGTCACTTATTAGTAATTGACATTGCAGATTTGCATATTGGAAAGTTAAGTTCCGTGTTTGAAACAGGCGAAGAATACAACCAAGAGATAGCAGTACGAAGAGCAAAAGAGGGTATGCAAGGAATACTTGACAAGTCAAAAGGTTTTGAGATTGACATGATTCTTTTCGTTGCTGGAAACGATATTTTGCACACTGACAACACACGTTCAACAACAACAAGCGGAACACCTCAGGACACTGACGGAATGTGGTACGAAAACTTTTTAAAAGCGAAACAACTTTACATTGAATTACTTGAAAGTTTGATGTCAATTGCTGAGGTTCGTGTAATGTACAATCCAAGCAATCATGATTATACGCATGGGTTCTTTTTAATGCAATTGATTGAAGCATACTTTACCAACTGTAAACATATTTCTTTTGATGTTAATTTAAGGCATCGCAAAGCGTACAAGTACTATAATAACCTAATTGGTACAACGCACGGAGATGGTGCAAAGACGGATAACCTTCCAATCTTATTAGCGACTGAGTTCCCTTTGATGTGGTCGACTACTGAAAGACGGTATATCTATTCGCACCATTTACACCATAAAGTTGCTAAGGATTACATCGGAGTAACATTTGAAGCATTACGAAGCCCAAGCGGTACGGATTCATGGCATCATAGAAAAGGTTTTCAGTATTCACCAAAAGCAGTTGAAGGATTTGTACATCACAAAGTACATGGTCAAGTTGCACGTATAACACACAATTTTTAAGATATGAATTTAAGTAAACACGTAACAGTCGAAGAGTTTTGCTTTTCTCCTACTGCAATAAGAGCAGGAATTAAAAACGTAATGAGCCTTGAGCAATTAGATAATGCTGAATTACTTTGTGAGAAAGTATTCGAACCATTACGGGCGCACGTAGGTAAACCGATTAAGATTAATTCAGGATTTAGAAGTCCCTCTTTGAATAGGGCTATCGGTTCAAGTAGCAGTAATTCACAGCATTGTAAAGGACAAGCAATGGACTTAGACTTAAGCGACAAAAAGCTATTTGATTGGATTATAGATAACCTTGAGTTCGACCAATTAATCGCTGAGTTTGGAACTGACACACAATTTGCATGGTTTCACATAAGCTACACACGCACAAAGAATAGAAAGGAAGTATTAAGAGCAACAAAAAAAGCAGGTAAAACCGTTTATTCTAAATATATTCGTTAACTTTGAGGCACTAATTTCATCGTTAGTTTGTTTGTAAAGACCGTTATTTTAATTAATAGCGGTTTTTTTTATTAAAAAAGTTTCGTTCTGAAACCCTTTAAAATCAATACTTTCAAAAATAAATTAAAAATAATTGTAAATAAATTGTAAATAACTATTGTCGTATTAAATTTAATACATATATTTGTCAAACAAACAACGAAACAAATAGAAATTATGAAAGCAAAAACAAAAAAAATATCAAGTAGCATTTACTTACATTTAGAATCAAATAAATACATTTCTAAATTTGAGGGAAGTTTAAGAACAATGTGGAATATTTTTAATGACATTAATTGTACTGATGAATATGAGATAGGATTTTATTCAAAATCTGAAGCGGTAGAAAGTTTAGATAATCTTAATTAAAAACGAAAAACGATGAAAAAAGAAACAATTGAAAATTTAGTAGTAGCGTTGATAGCATTATCAGCATT